GTGCGATTGAGCAATGCTTCTAAACGAATAGACTGAAGAGACTGCAACATAGTCATAGTTAATGAAGGAATCGGAGTAGTAGCTTGCGTATATGAAATGAACTCTAAACGTAGATCAGTAAAATCAAGAACAACAGGGGTAACTTGTGAGTTTGAAGTTATGTGACCATTAAAATAAATTTTGATGAAAGCAACAGGTAAGCCTGTTTGACGTGAAAAGAGTTGACAAAGAACAGCTTCACTATTATTAATAACGAAGCGACGCGAAAGAAACTGCTCTGCAAGAAAAGTTGTAGTAAGTGTAAATGGAGTAGCAACAAGGCCTGAACCATAAGAGAAAGTGACTAGTGATTCACCTGCAGGAGGAGTAATATTAGGTGTACTACCATAAGTAGCAGTACAGGCAGCTGAGCTATTAGGATAAAGATAATAGTTAGTGGAGACAACTGCACCGGTAACAGTGGCAGCAGTTGTAAAATTTACTGGAGATGTAGCAACCAAGACTCCAGGTTGAAGAATACGAGTGAAATTAGCACCAGTATTAGTGATTGTTAGTTGATAAGGTCTTAAAACATTGTCGCCATTACTAGGAATAAGACTTGTTGCAGTACTAGAAAACCAAGGATAACCTCTACCTAAAAGTGGAGTTGTATTAAGTGTAGTGTAAGGAGGATCAGAAAAGACAGTTCCCGCAAGATTGACCATACCAATACGTGCATTAGAAACAGTGTTAGCTGCTTCAATACGCATTTGTGAAACAGGGAAATCAAAGATAGCATGTGAATGTAAATTCGGAGTAGAAAAAAGATCTGACCATTTCTCGACATCAGTGATAGGAGCAGCTTGAATATTAGGAGGAATAACTTGGATGAATCTGAAATCAGGAGCTAACTTGTTAAAGATTTCAACGTCAATTTGATTAGTACCTGTAGAAGAGGTATTCAACTGAAGGATGACAAAGATGACAAAGTAGCCACCGATGTTATTAGGATCTGAAAAGTCATTACTCATGTAATGGTACATTATAGGACGTTGATCAGGAATATGTTTTGAAATAGCTTCAAGAGTCTTAGGGTCAATAACACTATATTCGAAAGCAGTAAATTGAGCAACAGTTTTAAGAGTAGTAGGATCAATGTTAGGAGGGATGCGAGCAATACCAAGCGCACCAGCATGAAAGCCAGTACCTGCAACCTTAGCCTGATATTCCAAACCTCCATTCCAAGCATTGAAGATACCTGAAAGGTAAGAAATGATATTATTAGCTCTAAGGGGAGTAATAGGAATGTTTACTAATAAAGTACCAGGAAGTTGGCTTGTTGACCAGGTAAAACGTTGTAAAGAAATATGCTGTTTCTTGAGGTACCCCATGATGTCATCTGTAGACACATTGGCATGACGAGGTCCCTCAATTGTTAGAGCTGGACGTCCGGCAATAGCAGGAACATCAAGACCTGTAGCATCTGTACTCGAAAACGTTGAACCTGTAGCTACTTCACCAATTACTTCTGGCATGGGTGGGTTATTTCCGCCGTTCTCCATTTTGATGTATTAAATCTTAATTCTGGTTCAATTATTAAATCTGTATTATATATTAAATTTTCTTTCAAAATTGGACAATCTATATTAAAATTCGTATTAAGATAATTTATATTATCGGTTAAGTTTAAACTTAAATTTGATTCGCTTTGTAAATTTTCTTTTGGCAATTTCGAAATTGCGAACTGCGTTAATAGTTCGCCGTACCTATTTGTTACTGCATCTCCTACTGTGAAACCAAAATATTTATGACCATAATCTACAATATATTTGCTATTTAAATTAAAATTATCAAAAGTATATTCTTTAAAAACTGTACTAATAATACGATACATTAATTTATCAGGTTTAAAGCGACGATTGTCGAGATAGTAAACATATTTACATTTAGTAGGATTATTATAATAAAATTCTGCTTTTTCTATTTGTTGATGTGATTTGGCTCTTATATATTCATAACAATGCATAATACTAACGAATGATCTGT